GTGTCCAGTTTGAAGGTGTGAAGTTCTTCGAGTCCACCAACTTCCCGACCAAGAACGTCACCTCTTCCTTCGATGGTGGTAGCAACTACTCCTCCAGAGAAGTTGCCCAAGGTTACTTCTTCGGTCCTCAGTCCATCGGTGTTGGTATCGGCGGCCCGAACGCTCAGGTGCTGATCAACAACAACGATGACTTCAGCCGCTTCATCATCCTCATCTGGCAACTGTACGCTGGCTTCGAGATCCTGAACAAGGACTTCGTGACCACCGGCTTCAGCTTCGTCGAGGACGACGGCTCTATCTGATCTTTATAAATAGATAACTCATCTAGGAGAAATAAATGTCTTATTTGTCGGCTAAGAAAATCTACCCAGGTAACTGGGCAGAACCCCTGAACGGTTGGTACAAAAACATTGATACCAACGACAGCGGTAGCAACGACAAAACCAAGGGCGGCCCCACTTCGGTGCTGGCCGTTCCTGGTTATCGTTACTTCCAACAACGCGGTTATGTGGCAGTTCCTTCTGCCTCCGGCACCGCCGTTACCGCTACCGGCGACGTGATCGTTCCTTCCCCCTATCGGAATGACGACACCCGCACCGATATCACCGGCATGGTGATTTCTGGCAGCAGCACCATCCCTGCTTACGTTTATCGCGCCACCGTTTCTGTGGCTTCTGGCTGGGGTGATGGCCGCGTTGCTTCTGGCGTCTACGCCGCTACCGGCAACGTGATTTCCTTCTGCCGTGACAGCAGCGGCCCTGTGTCCGCTAATGGCGCTGGTGAAGGTGTTGCTCAGGCCAACCTGACCTCCACCGCTGCTGGTGTCCGTGCCGGTGAAATCTACTTCGCTGGTGCCTCCGCTGCTTACAGCTCTCAGCCCTTCCCCACCGCTACCGGTGCTGCTGGTCTGGCTACCGGTGTGATCCATAAGCAGATCACCGCTGCTACCACCTTCAAGGTGTTTGCTCGCGCCACCGTGACTGGTACCTCCACCTCCGGCGGTTTCTACATCTCCGATGCAGATGCTGATGCAAACCGTAAGGGCTACCTGGTGACTGAAGTCTGCTACCTGCAGCCTGATGAAGCACCTGGCTACGAGGATATCGAAGCTTATATCCCTGCCCGCACCGTTAGCTGATTGAGTTAAACTAGGACCAGAAATAAAATCTGGTCCTTATGCTTTACCAGCACAAAAAGACGGGAACTCGTGTAAAAATTGTAAGTGAGTTTGATAACGGCGATTGGTTTATGGTCCAAGACCAAGACGATCGTGTTTTCACTGCTTACAAGAACGAGTTAACACCTGATGAAACTGCCACTAAAAAGGTAAAAACCCTTCAGGTAAAAGACAAAGCAGCTAAGGAAGAACCCCGTAACTTCCCGCCTGATACTCGCCTCAACATCAACGGGGCGACTGCACAGATGATCGCAGATCATATCAAGGGTATCGGCCTTAAAACAGCCAGAGAAATTAAAGATCTCCAGATGTCCTTATCGGGTGAAAGATTCAATAATCTCGAACAACTAAAG